GTAGAAACTACTGATTCAAATGCTGAGTTCTTCCCAGCATTTGTAGGTACTTTAAGCGGTGTTGATAGCGCAAACGTTGATTCTAGTTTCAGCTATAATCCTGCACTCAATCGTCTGACGTTTGGTAAGCTTCGTCTCACTCAGCTAGACAGCGCACCTTTTGAAAACTTCTTCTTGACGATTGACAGCAATAATGTAATTGGTTTTAGAGAGATTGTTGCAGACTCTGAGCAAGACACATTACACACTGTCACCACACGCGGCGACTCTACAGACAATGCAATCACTGTCAAGAAACTGACAACCACTGATAGCGTTTCGGTTGGTTCTGATCTGCAGTTTAGTGGGCAATTCTTAGACGGTTCGGGCAGACGGCTAGTAATCTACGATTCTGCTGGCGGAGTTCTTTGGGGATAACACATGGCATCACCAACATCTAGACAAGAACTTATTGACTTTTGCCTGCGCAGACTCGGCGAGCCTGTGCTTGAAGTCAATGTTGATGTTGATCAAATCGAAGACAAAGTTGACGATGCCATTCAGAAATACCAAGAGTTTCATAGTGATGCGACCATTCGTACTTATTTAAAGTATCAAATAACTGCAGATGATGTTACGAACGGCTATGTGCCTATTTCGTCAAACATTATTTTTGTTTCGAAAGTGTTTCCGTTCTCTTCGACTTATGGTTCCTCTGGTAATCTGTTTGACATCCGTTATCAGATGTTTTTGAATAACATGGGCGACTTCATTAACTTTGCGGGTGATCTTGCGTATCTGTATCAGATGGAGCAATATCTGAGCATGATCGATCAACAACTTCACGGGCATCCTACTGTGAAGTTCTCGCGTCGTCAAAATCGTCTGTATATTTGGGGCGATTTCGAAGACGAAGACCTTCAAGAAGATGATTATCTCGTGGCTGAAGTTTATCAGACAATTGATCCCGAGACGCATACAAGCATCTATAATGACATGTTCATTAAAGACTACACAACTGCTTTGATCAAGCAGCAATGGGGCGCGAATCTTAGCAAGTTTGAAGGGATGCAATTACCTGGCGGTGTTACACTTAATGGTCGTCAAATCTTCGAAGATGCTAGCGCAGACATCGAAAGACTAGAAGAGAAGTTGAGATCCGAGCAAGAACTGCCTGTCGATTTCTTCGTGGGTTAACATGGCAGTCAATAGATATTTCACTCAAGGCACGCCATCAGAGCAGAGACTTTATGAAGATATTATAATAGAGTCGATGAAAATCTATGGGCAAGATGTTTATTATTTACCTCGTGAAATTGTCAAGCGCGATACCATTTTTGACGATGACGCAACTTCTAGGTTTGACAATGCATATCGTATTGAAATGTACATTGAAAACACCGAAGGCTTTGATGGGGAAGGGGATCTTTTCACAAAATTTGGTGTAGAAATTCGTGACGCTGCGACATTCATTGTTGCGCGTCGTCGCTGGAATAGTGCGATTCAATACTATGAGAATACAGACACCAGCAATTTTTATCGCCCTCGCGAAGGCGATCTAATCTATCTTACACTGTCGAAGTCTTTTTTTGAGATTACGAAAGTGGAGACTGAGAATCCTTTCTACCAACTGAAAGACCTCCCCGTGTTTCGTATTCGTGCAGAATTGTTTGAATATAATGATGAAGATTTCGACACTGGGCTTGAGATTGACAATATCGAAACTTACCACGCATATCAGCGTCTGCTTACATTTGATCTAGCACAAAACACTGGTAAGTTTGAGATTGGCGATACACTGACACAGACAAATCCAAATGGCTTTACAGTCACTGGTGATGTTGTGAAGATTGACGCCGCAGATTCGTCTAACTACAAAGTATGGGTCGCGCATGCGGGTGCAGATGATGGTGAGTTTCATACATTCAGCACACAGTATCGCGTAGAGAATCAGAACGGTATTGGTGGCAAGCCAACTGCAGTGGGTGAAGAAGACTTGCAAGAAAGTCAGCAGAACGCAGTGTTTGACACCGAAGCTACGAATATTCTTGACTTCTCTGAAAGCAATCCGTTTGGAGACCCTGCATAATGTTTGGTCCGTATTTTTACCATCAAAGAATTCGCAAAGCAGTGGCTGTATTTGGTTCACTGTTTAACAATATTAATGTTGTAAGAACTGACGCTGCAGGTGATGTTATTAGCCAAGTCAAGGTGCCTCTGTCATACGCACCTAAGCGAGACTTTCTTGCTAGAATTGACGCAATGCAGAACGGCGAAGAAGCAGAGCGTCAAGTAGCAATCAAGCTGCCAAGAATGTCATTTGAAATTATGGCAATGAACTATGATGCTTCTCGTCAGTTACCGAAGATGAATAAGTGCGTAGCATTTCCTGATGGGCTACAAGATCGTGCGCAAGAAGTTTATACACCAGTTCCGTACACTGTAAGTTTTCAGTTGAATATATACGCAAAAGCACAAGACGATGCGCTGCAGATTGTTGAACAGATTCTACCATACTTTACACCACAGTATACGGTGACTGTCAAGCCACTTGATGATTTTGATACAAAGGAAGATACGCCTATTTCGCTGACAGGTATTACTTTTAGTGATGACTTTGAAGGCTTGCTTGAAGCAAGAAGATCAATCATCTATACACTTGATTTTGAAATGAAGTTGAGTCTGTTTAAAAACATTTCTTCGTCAAGTTCTATCATTACTCAAGCCGATGTCAACTTCTATGAGATTGGTAAGACTGGTGTTCTGGGGAATGTTTCGCTTGGGGGCTTCAGTCAAGAAGGTCTAACAAGTACGATTAACGAAGACGGTGGTACAGTTACAAACAGCAACTTTAAGATTAACTATGCACCAAGAAATATTGAGTCGCTAGAAATATCGACACAACCTACAAACGGAACTGCAACTGCGTCTTTGACAGGAAACACCACTACGCAAACAGGTCGTATTGTTGCATCAGGTTCTTGGTCTTACACACCAAATTCTGATTGGCATGGTACAGACAGTTTTGTTGTGCAAGCAAATACAATAGGTGGCGGGAGCATTCGAACTACTGTTGCGGTTGTTGTCTCTTCACAGGCTGATGCTATTGGCGATACTGCAACACTCGACCTGGGTTTAGGGCAGAACTTCATCGATATCAATGTGGCGTCGAACGATACTTTCGAAGCAGATGAAGTCAAGTACACAATTGCTGCGGGCGGATATCCGTCGAATGGTTCGCTGTCTGTTCTGAATACAAACACTGGTGTTTTCAGATATACACCTGATGCTGGCTTCTCGGGCACAGACACTTTTGTTTATAGAGCAACACCAACTGGTGGTAAGTCAGAGATTGGCACGGTCAATATTACCGTGATACCAGTATAAATACTTTAAACGATTTTTTGAGGATTTAACATGGCAATTGCAGGCGTTAAAATATCTAGTCTGAGAGAGCTTACAACTGCTGCGTCTAATGACTATCTGGTCATTAATGATGCCAGTCAAGACACGACTAAGAAAATTACCTTTGCCAATTTGTTTAAGAACTATGCAAGCAATCTTAGAGATTCTGCTACGGGTGCGTTTGTCGATAATTTCACAACAAACAATTTAACGGTCAATGATACCGTCACTTTTGGTTCTTTGAAAGATGCGATTGAAAACATCACTGTCACGAAATTTGTCGATACTGCCGATGGTGTTGCAAGCAATGACAATGACACTACGATTCCGACCACTGGTGCTGTCAAAGCATATGTTGACGGTATTGTGTCTGACTATCGTGCTAAGTCAAATCTAAAACCTTTGGTTGGTGCGCTTGGAAAAATTGCAGACATTTCTGTTTATGAGTACAACATTTCTACTTCTTTGTCAAGAGAAATTGGTGTAATTGCACATGAACTTCAAGACAGAATACCGTATCTGGTTAACGGCGAAAAAGATGCAATGCACGAAAATGGAACACCAAAGTTTCAGACCGTAAATTACGGTAAGATGGTTCCTATTCTTTTAGCTGCTATTCAAGAATTACAATACGAAGTTGAAGCATTGAAATCGAAAATGGGCGATGCTTGCACTAACTGCGACTGTAGAGGATAAACAATGGCTGGCATTAGAATAACAGACTTAGATGCTCTTGGCGCTACGCCAGCAGACGATGATGTTCTAATCATTGTCGATACTAACGAAAATCAAACAAAGCAGGTTACTGTAAGCGAATTGCTTGCAGGCGCTTCTGCTGCAGAAACCGCAGCAGTTGCTGCTCAGATTGTTGTTCAAGAAGACAGTTCAAACGATTTATTTTATTTGACATTTGTCGATTCTGTAAATGGTGCGTATGTCGCAAAAACTGATTCGGATCTTAATTATAACCCAAATCTGAACATTTTGTCTGCAGGATTCTTTTCTGGTAACGGTAGTTTACTGAACAACGTCAAAGCTGATAGCGCGCTGAATGCCTCGTTTGCACTAGAAGCAGCAAATGCCTTGTCGAATGCTGATGATTCTGCACTTGGTGTTAGAATCTACGGCGAGACAACCATCGATAGTGATCTTTATGTCAAAGGTATTATTCATGCTTTTGATGATGTTCTGGTCACAGGGACGCTTTACGGCGATGGTTCTGGTCTTACAGGTATTACAAGCACTGCAGTGACTACAACTGCTGAGCAGACAGACGCTAAAATTCTAGATTCTAACGGTGTGCATTATCTCATGCTGCGCACCAAACAGACTGGATACGACAGTGTAAGCACAATCTCGGATCTGGTTTATGATCCGCAAACGAATATTCTTAGCGCTAGTTTCTTCTCTGGCGACGGATCTAATCTGACCAATATTTCTGCTGACAGTGCAACTCTTGCTACGTCTGTAAAAGTTACGGCTGTTACTTCTGCAGATAGTTCTACTTACTATCCACATCTTGGAAGTATCAGTTCTGGTAATGACAATGTAAATGTCAATACTGGTTTGACTTATATTCCATCGACACAAAAACTTTCTACAAGTATTTTTTCGACAGCAAATTGGGAAATGTATGAAAGTGCAAACAAGCTTTTCTTTGCTTATCAAGGCGTCAAGAAAGTCAAGATAGATTCGGATGGTAATGTCTTCATGGCAGGCACCCTAACACAAAGCGCGTCGCTATAAATATCGCTATAGCGTTGAGGAAAGACAATGGCAGACATTAGAATATCAGAGCTAGCAGAATTACAGAATGTCGAAGACAATGACGTTCTTGTAATCAATGATACCTCTGCAGTCACCACAAAGAAAATTACTCGACTGAATTTCCTTTCAGGCATCACTCGTAATGTCACAGACTCGGGTGACAATGCGATTGTCAATCAAGACCTAACCGTCAACAATGATTTGATTATTGGCGGTAATGTTGATATGACAGGCGATATTAAGTTTGGTTCTTTGACTGATATAATCAATGATATCACAACATATGGATTCATTACAGCAGCAGATGGTATTGAAAACTACGATAGCTCCGGCTACATTCCTACTACTGGCGCAGTGATTGCTTATGTGCAAAACACTCCGGTCACAAATACTTTTGATTTAAGCTCTACCGCTGGTTCGACGAATTACACGTTCAGCGATACAAATAGCGTTTGGTTCCCGACTGCTGAAAACGATCCTGTACTGTATCTTCGCAGAGGTGAGACTTATCGATTCACAAACGTTCCGGTCGCTGATCCTCTTGAAATAAGAGATAGCGATGGCGGTACTGCATACTCTACTGGTGTTACAAACAATGGTGGGTCAGGTACGGTTGTCTTTGCAGTTTCGATGAGCGCTCCGTCCTCTCTTTATTATCAGTCCACAGCCAACTCTGCTATGGGCAATACGATTAATATTGTCTAAATCTAATGCATAACGGATTTCTTGACAGAAGAAGAAGGCATCTTAATCTGCGTCAAACGCAGGTCGAAAGTGTTCTGCCTGAACATTTTGCTCAATTATATCCTAAGTTTATTTCTCTGCTCAAGCGCTACTACGAGTGGCAAGATCAGAACAATCCTAATGAACTTCTTGATCACCTGTTTGCTGCGCGTGATATCAATGAAACAGATATCACTTTGCTTTCGTTTATTGAAGACGAGTTTCTTCTTGGCGAAGCATATTTCGAAGGCTTTGGTGATACTGATGCTGAGAAAAGAGCAGCCGCAAACTTTTCGAATCATTTGTTTAGATCGAAGGGTACGAAGTTTGCGATTGAATGGTTCTTTAGATCATTCTACGGGCTCGACGCCGAAGTTGTTTATCCAAAAGAAAATGTTTTCACACTAAACAATGCTAGTTCTCAGATTGGTCCAGACTCGCTGAGATATTTGACTAACGATAAATTATATCAAACATTTGCTTTGCTGGTTCGTGTTGGTGTTCCTATTTCGAAGTGGCGCGATATCTTCAAGTTATTTGCGCATCCTGCCGGCATGTATCTTGGCGCAGAAGTGTCTGTCGAAGATACTGTTACCGAAGCAATTAGCGCGGTGATGTTAGATTCTGCGGTATCACAAAGATCGACCAGTGAGTTTACAATTACACCTTCTCCTGGTAGTGTTGACGAAGGTAGCCCTGTTACACTGACAGTTACAGCAACTAACGTACCTGAAAACATTGGTTCTATCTACTACTATGTTAGTCATGATAGTACAACACCGTCCGACTTTACAAATGCACCGACGCTGCTAAACTCTGGCTATCTGTCAATCAATGATAGCGCGGGTACTGCAATTGGTCGTTTTACAATTACGCCAATTATTGATAGCGACGAAACGGAAAGTTCTGAACAATTTTCTGTGATATTGCGTGACACACTGGGCAGAACACGAGGTTCGACCACAGTAACAATCAATGATGTTGCGTCTGCATATTCTCTTGCACCTAGTACTACGCTGATTGGCGAAGGATTGCCTGTTACGTTTACAGCAACTGGTACAAATGTCCCAAGAAGTGGTAGCACAACTCTGTATTACTATGTGGAGCATATTACCACTAGCGATTCTGATTTTGCTACAGCACCTCCGGACTCTGCATCGCCTGCGCCATTCTTTATTCGAAACAGCACAGGCTCATTTGCTATAACACCTGCAATTGATCCTAGTCTGACAGACTCGGGCGAGCAGTTCAAAGTTATCATTCAGACATTTGACGGAATCAAAAAAGATTCTGCGACGATAACAATTGCAAACAATGCGCCGACGTTTAGCCTTGCCTCTATTGGTACAGTAACAGAAGGTAATAACATATCCGCAGCAATTACTGCTGATACAGTTGATATTGGCGATACATTAAACTGGGCAATTACAGGTGCTGCAGCCAGCGACAGCAGACTTGCGTCAACTTCTGGAACAACCGTGCTGACTTCGACAAGTCAAAACATTGTGGTAGCAGTGACTTCGAATGACAGCTATGTGGGTTCAGTGTCTGGCACGTTCACCGTAACCAATACAAAGTATTCTCCTGCTATTAGCGTTTCTAGTGCATTCACTATCGACGACGCTGCACCTGTGTATAACATTACTTCAACTCCTTCAATCATTGAAGAAGGTGATACTGTTACATTTAATATAACAGGTAGCAATATTCAAGACGGCACTTATTACTTCTATCTTGATGACATATCCACAGATGAATATGATTTTCTGAGTAGCAGACCTATAAGTTCTAGCCGAGAAGCGGTAACGATTACAAATAACTCTGGTACTACAAACTCAGTGACGCTTTCTGACAGTTCTGAACTAAGCAATGAATTGTTTGCAGGTCTTCTATACACTGCATCAACAGGTGGAACGCTGCTTAAGTCACAGCAGTTTACAATTGCTGGAACCACATATACGCTGACACCAAGCACAACAAGCGTAAACGAAGGCGGTTCTGTTAACTTTACATTGTCTGGTGATGACGGTTTATATTACTACTGGATTCAAAGCGTTTCTGGAACAGTTGCACAAGCAGATTTTGCTTCGGGTTGGGCTTCTGAAGCCAGTAGAATAGCATTCTCTGTTACTGGTGGAACTGGCTCGTTTACACTGACACTTGCAGAAGATTTGACCACAGAAAGCACAGAAACGTTTGTGGTGAAAGTATCGAACGCACCGTCAGGTGGATTGCTTGCCGAATCTACTACAATCACCATCAATGACACTTCGACAACGCCAGTGCCTTCTCTTGATACTGTTGTTGGTCCTAGTTCTATTATAGAATGTGAATCGTGAACTATTAATGTAACAACTTCGAATGTGCCTGATGGAACCGTTCTGAACTGGTCTGTGTCGAATGCAGGCGACTTTGATGTCAGTTCGGGCACTGTAACAATAACAAGCAATGCAGGCTCGTTTACTGTCACTCCTTCTGCTGATGGTGTGGTTGAGTCTGCAGAAACGTTTAGTGCATCTGTATCCGGCACCGTAAGCGGCACTCCGTTGTCTCGTACTAGCCCGCTTATTACGATTAACGATACGTCGAACATTCCTGCAGGCACGTTTATTGCACAGCGACCCGAAGAAGGAAACACCTTTGCTGCATACATTCGCGACGAAGAAACTTCAGACGATGGCGAAACTGTAACAGCCACAGCAAAACTTACTACAAGATTCTCTCGCGCGAGCGACGGATTTAAGATTACAGTTGAACTTGACGAAGCAAATGATACGACACTTTGGTATCAGCCAATTGATTCGCCAAATACACTGACAACTTCTCCTGTGACAATCTACACCAACACAGCAGTTGTTCCTGATGAAATTAAGATCGTGTATAGCATAACAACTCAGCCTATAGGGCTTGTAGGACCTGAAATTGATCTTGGCTGGCAAGCGACGCCTTCAAATGGAATTGAAGAGTCGATTCAGATGACTGCTACAGCTACTGCAGGTGCAGGTGCTGACGTATTCTCTGGTAAAGATTACACTGTCAAATACTATGGTAGAGCGTCTGGCTATAGCGATGCACTGTTAGCCACGTTCAAGTTTAGAACCCAAGCTTATGCGGATGCAGCTAGCTTCTAATAAATTATAAATAATATTATGAAAGATGATGATCCAAACATCAAGTCAGACTACGATTATTCTCGCGCAACCTATTACGAACTAATAGACAAGGGAAGAGAATCGCTTGATCTGATGATTGAAGTCGCTCGCGAATCCGAGCATCCTCGCGCGTTCGAAGTTCTTTCGAACATGATCAAAAATATCTCAGACGTTAACGATAAGCTTATGGAGCTTAACAAGAAAACGCGAGATGTGACTCAACAAGACAAGAAACAAGACCAAAAGGCAATCACCAATAACAATGTGTTTATTGGCAGCACTACTGACTTGCAAAGATTATTAATGAAACATGATGATGAAAAGGTGATTGATGTTAGCCCTACGGATGAATGATCAAAGACATTACTTAGGTAACATTAATGTAAAAGCGGACGGTGTTCAACAGGAATGGTCTGAACACGAAGTTCGTGAGTATGCAAAGTGCATGAAAGATCCTGCATACTTTGCGAGAAACTATGTAAAGATTATATCACTTGACAAAGGTCTTGTCAACTTCAATTTATATCCTTATCAAGAAAAGATGTTCGATCACTTCAATGGTAATCGATTCTCTATTGTTCTTGCTTGTCGTCAGTCTGGCAAATCTATTTCGTCTGTTGTCTTTCTTCTTTGGTATGCAATCTTTCATCCCGAAAAAACTATTGCGGTTCTAGCGAACAAAGGTGCAACTGCTAGGGAGATGCTTGCTCGTGTTACATTGGCTCTGGAAAATTTACCCTTCTTTTTACAACCGGGCTGTAGGGCTCTTAACAAAGGTAGTATTGAGTTTTCAAATAATTCTCGGATCATTGCTGCTGCTACTTCTGGTAGCTCTATTCGGGGCATGTCTGTTAACTTACTATTTCTTGATGAGTTTGCTTTTGTTGAGCGAGCAAGTGAATTCTATACTTCGACGTATCCCGTTATATCCGCGGGTAAAGACACCAAAGTTATTATCACATCTACAGCGAACGGAATAGGTAATACTTTTCACAAGATTTGGGAGGGTGCAGTTCAGAAGACAAATGAATACAAAGCGTTTACTGTTAACTGGTGGGACGTGCCTGGGCGTGATGATGAGTGGAAGCGTCAGACAATTGCAAACACTTCGCAGATGCAGTTCGACCAAGAATTTGGTAACACTTTCTTTGGTACAGGCGATACTCTGATCAATGCAGAAACACTGCTTGATCTAAGAGCGAAGCCACCTAAGAAAATTCTTGAAGGTGGTGACGTAAAAATCTACGAAGAGACCAAAGAGAAGCATGAATATCTCATGATGGTCGACGTAGCGAAAGGAAGAGGACAGGACTATTCGACATTTAATGTCATCGATATATC